TACTTACTATTTATAGCAATTAGTGCATCCTTTGGAATAAAAGGTGCCGGTCAAGCAATGAAGATAATAGGAAAAAAATGAATTTAATTAAACTACAGGATGAGATAGCTAATGACGAAGGTGTTAAGTACGAAACATATCGTTGCTCTTTAGGACATTTAACAGGGGGTATTGGACACCTGATTACTGAGTGGGATGAAGAAGTATATGCTGGTCCTATAGGAACAAAGATACCACATGAAAAAGTGGATGAATGGTTTGCGAAAGACATAGAAACAACTATAAAAGATTGTAATCTATTATTCTCGCAATTTAATAA